TTAGTAGTATGGCGAGATGCACTGTTTGCGCGGCCCGTTATAGGGCTGAAACGTGTTGTCGGACGCCCTGTAGCTGCGATAGCGGTTATAGCACCAGTTCACATGGGCGTTCCCGCCGCTATAGGCCGGGGGCGGAGGCGCGCTGTTGGCGATAGCGCCACTGATGATCATGCCGGTTGCGAATGCAGCAAGCGGGAACCAGTAGTCGCCATGCCGGCGATAGCCCGGCCTCGGCTCCCGATAACCGCGGTGACCGCGCCAGTATACGCTCCCGTGCGGATGACGGCGAAATTCATGCCGGTTGAAATCGCGACGATCGACGTGTCGCCGGTCGGGGCGCCTGTATTTGGGGCGCACGTGATGTCCCGGTCGATGGTCAACCTGCTGCACATCGTTCACAGAAGATTGAACCTGGGCAGGGACATATATCGGCGCCGCGTTGGCCATCGATATGTCGGCAGCCATAAAGGACAGCGATATCGCCGATGCGAGCAAGCCTGCGACAATGCGTTTCATCATGTTCTCCTGAACTGCGATCTGGTCCCTTTGGGGATACAATAGCTTCAGGGCAGAAATGTTCCAGCATGGCAATTTATGCATGCGCGATGAGGATGTCCTGTGTCCGGTTTCCCCATTGTTCCCGCTACTTTGCAGTTAATCGGGAAACCACGGGAACAGGCGCTTTTTCCGGTTGACCGGCCCGGCCTCGCTCCCTATGTTCCGGCGCAATTTCGCGGCGGGCAACTCTGCGAAACCGCGCGCAAGAAGATCGCCGGCCTGGCTGGCCCTGCAAGTGGTTTCAACGACAGGAATCATGTTCCTCCCCGCCTCTGGATGGGCCGGTAGCTCAGCGGTAGAGCACGTGACTTTTAATCATGTGGTCGAGGGTTCGATCCCCTCCCGGCTCACCATCGACAACCAATTGAAATTTCCCATGAATTGGGGTTTTCGCTTGCGAGAACGCAAGGGGAACCTGTGCGACAAAACCAGCCGTGCGACAAAAGTTTTGTCGCACGGCGTTCGCCACCTGTTCCTGACGCCAGGTCAGGACTTGTCAGGAAGCTCACGAAGCGCACATCGCAGCTTGTCTATGATGCACCAGCACAGCGCCACGGTTGAATGCCGTAGCAGCTCGTGCTGCTCGCTCTCAGTCTGCTCGGCTATAAAAATCAAAGCCTGCAGAAGCTCTTTCGATTCGCCGATATGCTGATCAATTTTGTATGCACTCACTGACAGAACCCCTTACCCATTGACGCCACCTTTCTGGTGGCTGACGAAAGGTGAGGGTGACGCGTAAGGCTGCGGTGGAGAGATCCGCAGACATACTTGCAGGGTTAACATTTGGAGGGGTGATTGACGTGTTGCAGGTACTGGCGATTATGCTGGGGAGCATATTTGCGATCGGATACTTTGTCGTCGCAAACATCGTTATCGCGACGGTGAGTGCAGATGCTGAAAAGGCCCGGCAGTGGTTGCTGGGCCTTTTCATAGCGAACTTTCTATTGATCGGTTTTCTAGTCGGAAAGATATTTCCCTAGAGGCCGATCTCCGTTTCGCCGCCGGCGTCGAACCATGCCATCATCTTGCCGATCGCGGCATCCGCCATTTCCGGATGCTGGGCCAGATAGTGCTTGAGGATGGTGTTGGCGCTGGCGGCCGTGTGGCCGGTCACGGAAATGATTTCCGGTATCGTCGCACCGGCGAGCGCCATCCACGTCACGGCCGTGTCGCGCAGATCGGCGTCGTTGAAGTCCTCGAGGGAAGGGCAGGGCTTCACGATCCAGACGGCGCGGCCGGCCCCGGCCGTGGCCGCCACGTCCAATATGCCGGCAACGGCATAGGAGCGCAGGCGCGCAAAGCGGTGGCTGTAATAGCCGCGCTCAAACGGGCTCCATGACTGCCTGTTGCCCATGCCGGCGCGCCTGTCGACCAGCTCGTTGAGGATGACGCGGCGGAAGCGCCGCTCGATGATCTGACGCTCCTGCGGGCTGGCGGCCATCAGGGCTTCGGCCTTGGCGGGCCGCCGGCGCTCGGCCGAGGCGGCAAGCCGGCGCTCCAGCTCGGGCGCCTCGAGCACGGCGACGATCGCGCCGGTCTTCGCCTGCCTGAATATGCGGCGGCCGCGCATCAGGCCGTTGTCCTCGAGCTCGAGCCGGTCGGCCTGGCGCTGGCCGGTCCACAGGCCGAGCATGATGGAATCGCCGATCTCCGGTTCGCCGATGCGATCGGCGACGGCGATCAGCGCCTCGATCTCCGGGCGGGTGGCGAAGCGGACGCGCGGCGGCGGCGTGGACATGCCGAGATCCGCGGCCGGGTTGATCCCCATGTTCTCCCGGAAGGTGAAGCGGCCACGCCGCTTGCCCCATGACAGCGCCACCGAAAGCGTGGCGATGACGCCCCGTGCCGTGGCCAGCCCGCGCGTGGCCAGCAGCTCTTCATAGACGCCGAACAGCACAGGCTGCGACAGCGCATCGACCGGCGACGCCCACAGGCTGGGGTCGAACGCTTCCAGCACCGCAGCCTTTGCGCGATAGTCGGCAATGGTGTTGTCGGCATAGACGACGCGGGCGGCGCGCAGGCGGCGACGCTCCAGCGGATCCGCCGGCACCTGAAACTTGGTGGAGCGGAACCATTCATCGAACAGGCGTTCCAGCGTGTAGAGGGAAGGCGCTTTGCCGGCCGGACGCGCGACCACGGGCTTTGCAGGCGTCGCACGCGGCGGGCGCTTGCGGGCGGCCAGCTTTTTCACGAAGGCGGCCGACCAGTCGACGGCTTCGCCCTTCGAATACCAGCGGCCTTCATTGCGGTCGCCCGGCTCCAGCTTCGTGATGTTCCAGCCGTCCGGTGGCGTTTGCGGCCAGCGCAGGTCCGTGCCCTTCATGCCCTGCGCCCGCAGCTCCGTGCCGGGTTGGAAGCGCGGGCGGCCGTCGCGCCATGAAACATGCGGATGCGGTGAGACTTTGGGCATGGCTTACTCCGGTTACGCTGGCCGGCAGGCCGACAAGGTGAATCGAACTGCCGGTTTTGTCAAAAGATCGCCGGCGGGATGGCGGAGAGGGGAAGCCATCCCGCCGGCTGGCCGGCCGCCCTGGGCATGTTTGGGGGAAACAGGCGGCCGGAATGCTGTTAACGATCGCGGCGCAGGCCGAAATGGCCGAAGTTGCGGGGGCGCGGCAGCGCCAGCCACACGGCGCAGAGAGACAGGGAGATAAGAAAAACGGCCGCTCCAGCTGCGCCAATCAGGATCAGATCAAGCGCGCTCATGGCTTGCCGCTGTCTGTTCCGCGACACGCTTCTCTGCCGCCCTGATCCAGTTGTTGAATGCACCAGCCCAGCCGCCCGTTGAACTCGAGCGGATGCCGGCGAGCCGGATGGCGTGGCCATCAGGAGGGCTGTACATGAACGATCCGCCTTCCTCGATGATGCGGTTCCGAGCGTGCTCGAATGCTTCCTCGCGCTTGTGCCACCATGCGTTGCGCGCCTCGAAGCCTGCACCGAACTGCGGCTGCGGGCCGCATTCGGCCTCGGCATGATCAAGCGCACCCTGCACAAAGCCGATCAGATACAGCAGGCGTTCCGTGGTTTCGGGCTTCTTCATGCTGCGCAATCCTTTTGACCGTCCGACCCGTAGCCCAGATCCTTCAATGCAAGGGTGCCGGCTGTGGTGATGCAGGCATATGGCTTGACGCCGCAGCCGCCGCCCCAGATCTCCAGATAGCCGCGAGCGACCAGAGCCTCGACCGTGCGGAAATTGTGCCAGTGGGCGATAGATCTTTTCGACGCCCAGCCAGCATTCGAGCGATGCAAGCCGCCGGAGAGATTGTTCTGCGCTGCTTCGCTCAGTGCCTGCAGCATCTTCGGGGTCAATGCACTGCCCTCCGCTGCCTGCGCTGGTCGGCGACGGCCAGCGTGTTGCGGCCGGCGCCGGTGACCTCGAGGCGGGGCTTGCCGTTGTAGTCGCGGCGAATGACCAGGCGCAGCGCGCCGAGGCGCTGGGCTGTCGGTAAGGTGATGAGCGGCGAACCGGGCGCGCGCCAGCCGTGCTTGACGCGGGTGAGGCGGTAGGTGGCGCAGATCTCCAGCGCCTTGAGCTGGCCGCTTGTCAGCTGGCGCGGGTCCACCTGTCCGGCCGGCTCGCGTTCGGAAACGAATGACATGGCTGTCATTGCTTTGCTCCATATCGTGGCTTTGCTCCATATCGTGCGAGAAGGGAGGCAGCGGCGGCCGACACCATGTCGGCCGCGCCGTCGTTCTGGTTGTCGGCCATCGGCTGGACAGCGAACTGCCCGCCCGTACGCAGCCACGCTTCCACCGCACGGCGGGGCCACACATCGCCCGCCGGAATCTTGCGCGGGAACCCGGTCTGCTCATGAAACCGACGCCAATGCCGCTTGAGCCATGACGGGCGCTTCCCGATCGCAGCAGCGACTTCTTCAAGGCAGGCTGTTTCGTTGGTGAGCATCGCGAACCCCTTCAAAGATTCGCTTACAAGATAAGCAAATTTGCATATTGCGCAAGTAGGCGCGCGCAAAAACGCTTATAAGCGCAAATCACGCATATCCGATGCCGGATCAAATTCGCTTCTACGGATGTCCGATTTGTCAAATGCCCGGCGTTCAAAACCGGGCACGGTTTGTCCACCGCGCGACGGTGCGCAGCGTGTACGGATTGTCAAATGCGTGGAGGCGGAAACCGGGCACGGTTTGTCAACCGCGATGGCGGCCTGATCGTGCGACTTACGTTGTCCGGTTTGTCAATTGCGGGGACGAATAACGCCGACCTCGACGCCGATGATGATAACGCGGTCGTCATCAACCTGCTCGGGGCGGCTCGGTCCGGTCTTGGCAGAGTGGCTTAACAGGAAGGGTGGTTCATACCGCCGCATGACGGTCTCGGCGCGGCCGGTGGCGAGATCCCGCAGCTGCGCGCAAACAATATCCCCGGCCTTCGGGCGGCGGTTCTGGTCAATCATAATGATGTCGCCGGGCAGGATACCAAGAAGGTCAAGCGCCCAGCCCTTCATCACCCAGGCATCGACGCCGTTGCGGTTGCCCTTGTGCGCGGCAACGGCTGTCTTCACCCATTCCGGAGGCGCTTCGAGGTTGCCCGCTTCAAAGGGCACCACTTCACTCTCCCCGAAGCCGGGCAGGCTTCTCTGGCCCGGAAGCACGTTCTTGGGAACGCCCGTGTAGCGCGCGACGGCATCCAGCGTTCGGTCCGTGACCGTCAGCTTGCCGGATCGGTCGTTCATGAAGCGGGTGAGCGTCGATGCAGCCAAGCCGGAGTTGAGCGCCAGTTCCGAAAGGGACTGGTTCATATGTTGGGCCACGGCCCGCAGCCATTCTTTGCTGTCGTGCTTCTCGATCATGAGGCGCACGATAGTTTGTGTACTCGCTAACACGCTTACTGAACCACACTTGCAAGATAAGCAAACTTGCTTATCACAATGAGCGAATCGACAACAGGGTGATTCGCAGTGCGGCAGTTCAAGGAAATCGAAGCGGCCCGACGCGGGATTGGCGTCTCGCAGAAGGTTCTCGCCCACCGCGCGGGTATGCGTGAGCAGGACTATTCCCGCCTGAAGAAGCCCTCGAAACAGGGGCCGACCGTCCGCACGCTGATGCGTCTTTCCAAAGCGCTCGACGAACTCATCGCAGAAAAGGAACAGGCCGATGGCTGAACCATGGGTGCCAGGATATTTGCGCCGGCGCGCGGAAGAGCTGATCCGCACGAAGGTGGATCTGCAGAGTCTCGAGGATATGGGACCGCCGACGGTGCGCCGGCATCTTGCGGCCGAGCATGAGCGGCTTTCCTCGAGCGCCAGCCCGGCCGCTCTGCTGGCGGTATCACGGTAATGAACCGGCTCACCGTCCACGTCGAAGTGCCCGACCTTGCCGGAGGCGAGGGGGCGCGGCGCGTGGCCGGCGTGCTCGACGACCTCGAAACCATCTGCGTTGCCCTCAAGGCGGGCGGTGAAGAGCAGGCGGTTTCCGAATTCTCTTTCAGCATAGGGGAGGCGGCCGCGCTGTCGCGGGCCTGCCTTTCCGGCGACCGGCGGGCGCTGACCACGCCCGGCCTGGCGCGCATTCTTTCGGCCTCGGTGGCGGTTCTGTTCCGCGTCGCGCACCACGCCGGGGCTTTCAGGCATGGGGACCTTGATGAGCGAGACGCCGGACATGACGACGATCGACAACAGGCGGGCCGTGATGAAGATCCCGGTGACTAGCCTTTGCGCGCAGGCCGGCATCGGCCGCCAGACCTACTATGACGGTCTCGAGCGCGGGACAATGCGGCCCGACACGCTGGCGAAGCTGAACGCGGCGCTCTCCCGCTTCCATCTTGCCTATGACGGCGAGGTGCGCGAGCTGGCGATCCACTCCGCCTACAAGGCGGCCATGGTGATTGCCGCTCTCCACCTTCAGGCCAATGCCCGCGCGGCGCTTGCGGCGGACCCCTCGCGCAAGGCCACGGCGGACAAGGACTGGCTGGCGGCGGCGCGGGTGCGCCGGCTGGCCTACTGGATCGCCAACGGCATGCTCGGGTTCCGCGTTACCGAAGTGGCCCGCGCCGCCGGCGTGACGAAACAGGCCGTCTCCAACGCCATCAAGGATCTCGAAGACGACGACGATCCGGAAATCCGGCGCGTGTGCCGGCAGCTCGAAGAGGTGTTTTCATGAGCAAGGTGACCTACGCGGACGAAATCCGTGTCGCCAACTGCGAGTGCTGCGGCGGGGTTCAGATCCAGCTTTTGCGCGAGGGCGAATTGTTCGCTCTTGCCTGTCCGGCAGATCTCGACAGCGCCGTGGAGATTTCAGGTGAGCTGCAGGCGGCGGTGCAGGTGATGGGGGAGGGCAAGCCCCATGTCCACTAACGACATTCCCGACACCAGCCAGACGGTTGCCGCCGGCGAGCTGCGCGCTTTTATCGAGCGGATCGAGCGCCTGCATGAAGAGCGCAAGGACCTCGGCAAGGACATCGCCGATGTTTTCAGCGAAGCCAAAGGCCGAGGTTTCGACACCAAGGCTATGAAATCGTGCATCAAATTGCGCGCGATGGATAGCGCGCAACGGCAGGAGGAAGAGAGCATTCTCGACCTGTACAAGGCCGCGCTGGGGATCGTGTGATGGCGAGACAGTATGTTTTCACCTGCGATGCCTGCGAAGATGAACACGTTTGCAACCGAAATTCGCCGCCCGAGCGGTGGCGGGACATCGATGTCGATGCGCGCGAATTCTATCACTTTCCGCGCAACCACTATAAAAAGGAGGTCAACGCCCGCTATCTGCTCTGCTGGGAATGCCAGCTCGTACTGGGCGAATTCCTGCTGAACCCACGTAGCTGGCCAAGGCTGGCCGAACAGCCGGCCGGCGATATTGCGCTCGATGATGCCGGAGCCGGGCCATGACGGCTCCGAACACCTCCACGGCTGTGATGGCGCGGCGGATCGAGCCGGCCGACAGCCTCGACTTTTTCCCGACGCCGCCCTGGGCCACGCGTGCCTTCTGCGAACATGTCATGCCGGCCGTGTGGCCGTGGCCGGATCGGTTCCGGGTTTCCGCCTATGATCCGGCCTGCGGCGAAGGCCACATGGCGGAAGCGCTGGCGGATTATTTCGACCACGTTGGCGGATCCGATATTCACGACTACGGCTATGGCGAGATCGCCGATTTCACGCATCCGGACTGGTGGCCGCTGCTGAATGGGCGGTTTTCTCCGGCCGATCCATCATGGATCATCACCAATCCGCCGTTCAACCTCGCGGCCGAGTTCGTCGAGCTGGCCTTGCAGCGCTCCCGGCGTGGTGTCGCCGTGCTGGTGCGCAACTCTTTCGAGGAAGGCGAGGAGCGTTTCGAGCGGCTGTATTTCCCGCGTCCGCCCCAGCTCATGGGCGTTTCGGTCGAGCGCATCCCCATGCACAAGGGCCGCTGGGTCATCAACGGCTCGACCGCCACGGCCTACAAATGGTTCGTGTGGCTGACCAATCCGCCCCATGACTGGGGCCATTGCCGCACGATCTGGATTCCGAAAAGCCGCCGCACGCTCACCCGGCCCGACGACTGGCTGCGGTTCGGCGGGTGCAGCGACCTGCCGAAGACGCACAAGGCCGTGAAACTCATGGAAGCGCAGGGCAAGCGCCATGCGCTTTCGGTGGAAGCCGTGCGGTGCAACATGGCGATGGAACGCGCAAAGCCCGGCTCGATCGGTGACGTACGCCGGCACATGGAGGCGCTGCTATGATGCCGACACTGCATACCGGCAGCCTGGCCGACGCACTCCTGCCACGGCTCGCGCTTTCGGTTCGACAGCCCTGGGCGCATGCGCTGGCGATGGGCTGGAAGCCAGTCGAAAACCGCTCGTGGCGCGTCATCACACCGCAGCGTCAGCATATCGGCTTTTTCTGCATCCATGCCAGCAAGGGCATGACGCGGGCCGAATATGAAGACGGTCGCGACTTCATCGAAGATATGGGCTTCGAGTGCCCGCCGGCGGCCGAGCTCCAGCGTGGCGGCATCGTTGGAATCGGCCGCATGCTCGGCATTGTCCGGAAGTGCGACAGCCCATGGTTTTTCGGCCCGAAAGGCCTTCTCGTCAGCGATGCTTATCCTATCCAGTTCATACCCAGTGCCGGCAAGCTCTATTTCTTCGAGTGGAAGCCCGGCGGGGAAGCGGTGCCGCCGGCGAAATGGATGCTCGATGCAGCCGTTGTGCCGTTGAAATCGCCGCAGGGGATGCTGCTGTGACCGGCGGCGATCTCGACATCATCAAATCGGAGCTGCAGGGCCGGATCGAGGATCTGTGTCGCGTGCTGCTGCCGAACGGCCGCAATGAGGGCGGCCAGTGGGTGTCGTTCAACCCGGTGACCAACGATTATCGGCAGGGCCGCAACCCCACGCTGAAGATCCGCATGCGCGGCGGCGTGGCTGGCGCCTGGAAGGACTGGCGCAGCGGCGACAAGGGCGATGTCATCCGGCTGATCGCCTATGTGCAGGGCACCGATACGAAGGGCGCGCTGGTGTGGGCGCGCGATTTCCTCGGGCTTCGCACCATGAGCCGGGCCGACCGGGACGCCATGCGCAAGGTTGTGCATCAGCGCGCCGAGGCCCGCGCCCGCCAGGACGAAAGACGCCGGCGCGAAAAGCTGGCGGAAGCCGACCGGCTGTTCCACGCGAAGCCGGGCCGGGTAGGGCACATCGAAGTGCCCTATGGCTCCTTTGCGCTGGGCGACGGCTCGACGGCCGAGGCGCATGCGCGGGCCTATTTCGGGGCGCGCAACTGTGCCCTCGAGGCCGTGCCCGACCTTTCCGGCTTCTCCACGCGGGTGACGCCGGCGGTGGAATGGTGGCGCGGCGCTGTATGGGGCCGCGACGGCAACGGCCGCTCGTTCAAGCAACAGGCCGGGCCGCTTTATCCGGGAGTGCTTTCAGCCATGCGCAACCGGCTGGGCATCGTCACCGCCTGCCATGTCACCTTTCTTGATCCCTATCGGCCGGCGAAAGCGCCGGTCGATGTGTCCAAGCTGATGTGGGGCGAGGCGAAAGGCGCGGTGATCGAAATCGCCACCGGCCCGACCGGGCAGCCGTTCTGGATGACGGAGGAGCCCGCGCCGCTGATCATCGCCGAAGGACGCGAGACCGCGCAGAGCTTCGCCGCCACGCTGGGCGGCCGCGCGCGCGTGTGGGCGGCCGGCTCTCTGGCCGGCGTCGGCTCCGCGCCGGTCGATCTGCCTTGCGTGGAATGGATCCTGTTCGCCCGCGACAACAACAGCGGCAACGCCCAGGCACAGAAACAGTTCGACCAGGCGCTGGCCGGGCTGGAAGCGAGCGGCAAGCTCGTCGTCGTGGAAGCCAGCCATGTCGGCGACGATTTCAACGATCTGGCGCAAGGAGAAGAGTAGTGGACAGCTTGCAGGTTACCGACGCCGCCAGCGCGGCGGTGCAGAAGACGCCGAACCGCGTTTCGCTGGAAAGCATCAAGGATAAGATCGCCGAGCGCGTGTTCCTGCGCCCGGAGATCGAACCGACGATGACGGTTTGCTTTCTGAAGATGAGCAACGGTTTCATCGTCATCGGCAAGGCCGCGCCGGCCGATCCGGAGAACTTCAACGCCGAGCTGGGCGAGCAGTTCGCCTTCGAGGATGCCGTGCGCCAGATCTGGCCGTTGGAAGGTTATGCGCTGCGTTCACGGTTGATGGAGGGCTGAAACGTGGGAAAGCAAAAAAAGGATGCCGGAAAGCTGGAAGCCGCTGCCGATGCACAAAATGCGCCTGCAGATGCGGCCGATGACGCTGCCGTTGCAGCTGCAACAGGACAGGCGGCGGCAGCCGGATCCGGTGATGCGGCCGCCGGCGATGAAAAGCCGGCCGATGCCGCGGACGCCGGACCGGTGCAGGGCGCGGCTGATGCTGGGGCGGATGCGGCAAATGCTGAAGGGGCTCAACCCGACGAAGGCGAGCGTGCTGAAGTCGAGGCAGTAGCACCAATGAGCCTCGCCCAGCTTGCACGCGAGGTTTCCGGCATGGCAGCGACCTATGCCAGCCGGGAACCGATCGACATCGAGGGTTTCACATGGATTCGTGTGTTCGATGCCGAGGAATCCGACATCATGGCCAATTTCGTGCTTGAGAACCCCGACGCCCCGCTGCTGGCCATGTACAAGCACCTCGAGATCCAGAAGAGCCTGCCGGCCACCATCCCGAGCAACGCCGACATGCTGGCGCTTTCGGTGTTTCGCCATGCCTGCCTTGCCGCGCTCGAGTTCATGCGCTGCGAGCTGGCCGAGCTGGCGAAGCCGGTGCCGCAATCTTCCGGCTGGCCGGGCGAGCAGGCCCTGCAGGTGACGCACAGCCCCTTCGAGGCGACCGGATTCACGCCTTCGCGCTGACCTCCCCAGCGCCGCCGGCCGCCGCTGCGCGTGCGGCGGCCGGCACCTATCCAGCATGATCGGGCACTATGGCGAAAGCACAGACACAGACCGGCGCGCGGGCGCTGCAGGCCACATTCGCCGATGCCGAGCGGGTGAAGGAAGAGCAGGAATGGCTTTCCGCGCCCGATCCCGACCCGAACCAGCCGCGCAACGGCGTGCCGCCCGGCAAGTGGGAGGGCGCGCCCTTCGACCGCATGCCGCCGGACTGCCCGGTGAAAGTCGTCGGCCGCGATTCCGAAGGCAGCGTCTATTGCATTTCCACCACCGGCCACATGCGCAAGATGGAGCGCTGGGACATGCCGGCGCTGACCGATCTGTTCGCGCCGCGCCTCAACACCATGATGTTCTACTGGCCGGCCTGGTCGAAGCCGAAGAAGATCTCCGAGGAAAAAATCATCCCGCCGCAGGTTGTGCGCGTCGAGCGCGACAAGTGCATGATGGCGATCATCAACGAGGCGGCGCGCAAGCCCGATTTCGATCCCAACACCCAGCATCGCGGCCGGGGAGGGTGGCAGGACAGCCACGGCAATTTCATCTGGCATAGCGGCGGCTGGCTGTGGCGCGCCGACGGCAAGCGCCTCGAGCGCAGCCGGCCGGCCCAGCATGACGGGCACCTCTATACCCGCATGGCCGCGACAATCGAGCCCTGGGCGATGCCAGTTGAGGCCGGGGAAAGCCCGGCGCGGCGCATCCTCGAGGACCTGCGCACATGGAACTGGCAGCGGCCGGTGCTCGATCCCGTGCTCGTGCTGGGCTGGATCGCCACCGCGCTGATGGGCGGCGCGCTGAAGGCCCGGCCGATCGTATTCGCCAGCGGCGGCGCCGGCGTCGGCAAGAGCCGGCTGCATGAGGTGGTGAAAGCCGCCCTCGATGGCGCGGTGATGACCAGCGTGAACACCACGGCCGCCGGCATCTATCAGCGCATCAAGCTCGATTCGCTGCCATTCATGGTGGATGAGCTGGAAAGCAAATCGGGCACGAACCGGCCGGAAAGCATCATCGAGCTGGCGCGCGTGGCCTATACTGGTGGCGACATCAGCCGCGGCGGGCAGGATCATGAAGCCACCACCTTCACCGCGCGCAACAGCTTTTTCTTCAGCGCCATCATTCCCCCGCCCATGGGACCGCAGGACAAGACCCGCATGGCCATGCTCAACCTCGGCCCGCTGGAGCGGCCGGGCCGCACCGAACGCGACCTGGTGCTGAAACCGGAGACGGACGGGCGCATGATCCTTCGCCAGGTGATGGACGGCTGGAAGGAATTTTCCGACCGTTTGCTGCCGTTCTACGCCGCCACGCTGGGCCAGCACGGGCTTTCGGCGCGCGCTATCGACACCTATGGCACGCTGCTGGCGGCGGCCGAGCTGCTGGTGGGGCAGGAAGTGCTCGAGGATATCGGGCTGCCGGTGGCCGAGGATCCCGAGCACCTCGGCCGCATCATCGCGGAATCCACCGCGGCCGACCGCACCGAAAACCTCGAGCACTGGCACAAGGCGCTCGACATTCTCTTCCAGAGCACCATCGACCAGTGGCGCGACGGCGTGCGGCCGACGGTGGGCGGCGTGTGCGAGGAATTGCTGCGAGGCCCTTCCAATGGCGGCTGGGACGCCAAGGGCGCACGCGAGCGCCTGCAACTGGTCAATCTCGGATGCCTCGACAAGGGCAAGGCGGATGCCAATGCCGGGCCGGTGCTCGCGGTGCCGGCGGACGGCCCGCAGCTGCAGCGTATCTTCGGCGATACCGATTTCCACAAGGGCGGCTGGTATCTGGCGCTGAAACAGGCCCCGAAGTCTATCGTGCTGCCGGCGCGCAAGGTGAAGATCAACGGCCTGGCCAAGCATTGCCTGCTGGTCGACCTCGAGGCCTTCGAGCAGTATTCCAGCAAGGCGGACTGATGGCAGGGCTGAAGATCGTCGCCTCGATGCCTGATTTCTTCGCCCATGCCGGCGATGGAGCCCTGCGCGACAAGGCTGGTTTCGGCTGCTTTTGCGCGCGCTGCGGGCGGGCTGTTTCTGCACCGTTCGGCTATGAAAAGGCGCTGATATGGTGCCTGTATTGCGGCATTGATGCCGGTCACGTGCCAGCGATCGATACGCCCTGGGGGCATCGCTGGACGTTTGGCGTGACGCGGGAAGAATGCGTCGATGACAGGCGAGCGCTCGATTGCGGCGAGTTCGAAGCGATGGCCGAGGCCCGCGCCCGCCGCGAAGGTCGCGTTATCGATCTGCTACCGCGGTAACGCTGTTTTCGGTTACTCGTCTTTCCAGATGACCTTGCGCACCATGCGCACTCCTACCAGCTTGCGAATGCGGATGGCCTGCCGCTCTGCGGCTGACATGCGCACGAAATCGGCCCGTATCCAGTCCGTTTTCCCGCACTTCTCGCACCGCATGCGGATTCCGCTGGGCGGGACGTTTCCAAACAGGGCCTTCAGGTCGGCCGGGTAATAGTGCCGGGTGATGCTGCAATGATAGCACTCGACACGCACAATCTGCCCGGCCTGGTCAGCGTTCGCGAGCGCCCAGCGGCCCACCAGGCGGGGATGTGAGGACGGTTCCGGCATAAGAACGAAATAGGAACATATACCCATCGCCGTCAAGAGGACCTTGCGGCACATGAAGGCCGGCGCGCGACCAGCGCGCCCTTGCAGTGCGATTCCTTCGACAGGCTGACTATGAGCCCGCCCGGCTCCCACATGGCCATTGCTGCGCCCCGGCGGGCGGCGCTGGTGCCATGTGTCACATCAGAATGACCAGTGGCCCGGCAGGGCCACGCCGCTTTCGTCTCCCATCCCCGCCAGTGTGCAAAAAATTCCGGTCAATTTTCCCGCAAAACGCAATCTCACGCGCGTTGCACTTTTTCCCGCGCCCGGTTTCCGCGACGGATTTCCCGCGTCATCTGACCCGATTACAGGCAGAAATCGCATGTTTTCCACACGCGCAATTGACCCAAATTGCCCCCGCCCCGTGATCGGGAAGGGCAGTTCCTGCCGCCATTTTCATTGCTGGCAATGGACGATAGGGCGGCCGGGCGAGGCTGATAGCGCTTCGGCTGGGGCCGGGAGCGGTTACCGGGTTACCAATGGGTTCCCGACGCGGTAACCAGAAAAATCAAAGGAAATCAGAGGCATGAGTGATTTGGTTACCGGTTACCCGGAAAAGGAAAGCTCCCCACGCGCGCGCGGGCGCGTGTGCGTTAGGAGGTAACCATGTAACCGGTAACCCGATGAGTATATCTATTTGAATTGCCTATCGAAAAGCCGGTTCCCGAAAGGTTACCCAATGCCTCGGCTGGTAACCGGATTAAAATATTGGCCTAAGGGGGTTTTCCATGCCGAAGAAGCCAGTTGACCCGCTGTCAGAGGCACACACACCGGCTGCCGCTGGCGGCGAGGCCGCCCAGGCGGCGCTTCCCGGTGCCGATCCCGTCGATCTTCTGGCTGGCTCGCCTGATCTCGAGGCGACCGACCTCCTGGCGATGGTGGCCGAACCTGTACTGACCCAGCGCAGGGCGCGGGGGAGGCCGAAGGGCGCGGCGAACCGCAAGAATGGCGACATGATCGGCTATCTGGGCGCGCTGGGGCACCGCGACCCATGGGTTACGCTGTCGCTGATCCAGTCGGCCGACTTCGCCCAGCTCTGCCGGCTCGTCGGGGCCAATACGGCCGGGAGCAAGCTGGCAGTGCTCGGCCTGATGAAGGGCGCGGCCGAAACGATCATGAACTACCATCATTCGAAGAAGCCACAGCAGCTCGACCTGCCGGTCGGCGACAAGCGCCCGCTGATGGTGATCGGCGACGGCAACAACATCGCGATCATGGCCGGGCAGGGCTTCGCCGGCGACGAGTTCATGCCGCCAGACGATAGTGAGCAAAATCAAGGGCTTATCGATGGCGAGGCCGTGCGACATAAGCCGGACCAGTCGCACGTCTAGGTAACGCATTGATTTCATTGCAATTGCACATGATGGCAAATCATGTGCGCTTGAAAAACGCCATCGCTCGCACCTCGCGTGCCCGTGCACGTGAGGCCGGGCAATCGCCTGGCGTATGGCGCTCGACCCCGCCCCCCATGCCCTTCGGCGGCCAGGGCGCGCGCCCCGAATTTCAAAACCGCGCGGCCCCACAGCACCCCACGGGGGCTGTGCCTCACACACACGGCCCATGTCGAAGCATGCCCGCAAAGGACGGCGGGGCGCACGAATTACATTCTCGACCTTGAATCGGGCCGCGGGCGCGCGAGCCGCGTGGCAATGAGGGTGATGGGTCATGGGTCAAGGGCTGGGTTTCGATCTCATCCGCCACTATCGGTTTCCGGGGCCGGTGGCCGAACGCTATGTGCGCTCCATGGGGCCGCTCGACTTCATACGCGGCCCGTGGGGCTCCGGCAAAACGGTCGCCTCGATCTTCAAGATCGTGCGCCATTCCGCTGTGGACTTCCCGATCTGTAAGGATGGCGTCGTGCATGTGCGCTGGGCGGCGGTGCGCGATACCTATCGCGAAATGGCGAAGACGGCGCTGGCGTCATGGCTCGAGGCGTTTCCGAAGGGTGGCCCCTACACGGCAAGCGAAAGCGGGGCTTTCACGGGCGGCATCGACCGGCCGGTGACGCACATCCTCGAATGGGACGTGCTTCGTTCCTGGTACATCGCCAAGGGGCAGTGGGAGAAGCGCATCACCAAGGTCCGGGCGGAAATGCAGTTCGGCGCGATCGGCGAGCAAAATCTCGACAGCTTCTTCAAGGGTTACGAGATCTCGGGCGGCTGGCTCAACGAATGCGACCTGATCCACGAAGATGCTCCTGGTCTGCTTTATGGCCGTACCGGCCGCTACCCGCCGGAAAGCGAGATGATGGAATGGGAAGGCGACCGGCTGGGCTGGATCACGGATCCCGACAGCGGCCGGCAGTCCATCAACGTTCCGCGCATCGTGTGCGGCGACTTCAATCCGCCGGACGAAACCAACTGGACCTATGTGCGCGAGATCGAGGAACCGGAAAAGTGGCCCGGCTATAATTTCTTCTCCCAGCCCTCCGGCCTGTCGCCCCAAGCGGAAAACCGCGTCGGCAAGGCCCGGCACAAGTACGAGGAAGAGGAACGGCAGTTCGGTGGGCCGGATGCGCCGGACGCCCGCCGCAATGTGCATGGAATGTACGCGCCGAAAGCCTCGGGCACGGTGATCTTCTCGCGTTTCAACATCCAGAAAAGCCGCTCCGACCAGCCGCTGCAGATCGTGCCGGAGCTGCCATTCTATCTCGGCATGGACGCCGGTGGCCGGCCTGCCTGCGGCATAGGCCAGTTCATGCCGACCGGCCAGTTCCGGGCGCAGCGGGAAGTCGTGTCGCGGCCGGACACGGTAACCGGACCGGCACGCTTTGCCGAAATGATCATGGAAGTGCTGCTGAAGGATTATCGCGGCATGCGTTGCGCGGGCGCATGGGCCGATCCCTCGAGCTGGTACGGCGCCGACAAGGTGCGGGGCGAATTGGCCTGGGTGGAGACCGTGCAGCTCGCACTGCAGATCCCGATCAGCCCGACCGCCTCGAACGATCTCGGCTCCCGCTTCGAAGCCGTAGACTGGTACCTGGGCGACATCGACGCCAACACGCCGCGGCTGCTGGTCGATCCGCTCTGCAAGTACACGATCCGCGGATTCGTGTCGCAATACCAGCTCACCAAGCATTCGACGCTGGCCAAGACCGATAGCCTGGAGATCGAGAAAAACGAGTATTCCCACATCATGGAGGCTTGGCAGTATCTGCTGTTCGGCTATCGCGGCCCCTCGGCCGTGAAGAAAACCGCCGCCCAGATGGGCCGTCCGGCCAATGTGGTTCCGATCCGTTCGGTGACGGCGCGCAGCAATTTCGACGTGTTCAAGTCGTGACGGCCTGGCGCATCGTCTCGCCCGCGCCGCCCTCGGCCGTGCTCGCCCTCGCGGGTGCAGGCGCACGCGCGAGGCGGATGGTGCTGGCCCAGTCCCGTCACGTCGATACGGTCGCCGTCTTTCGCGGCGATGAACCGATGGCGATCGCCCATTTCGGCCGGCATGGATGGCGGCGCACAGAAATGGCGCTGTCGATCGCGCCGGCGGCCGCCGGGCACATGAAGCGCCTGGTTCGCATAACGCAATTGACGCTGAAGGCCATGGCCGAAACTCACATCATCGTCACCCGCATCCGGCGCGGCAATCGCGCCGGCCAGCGCATGGCGATGCTGGTCGGTTTCCATCGTCATGGCGATTTCGAGCCGGGCGTGTGGATCTACAGGGAAAAGCGGCATGAATTCACTGTTCGGGAACAATGCGGCGAAGAAGGCGGCCGAAGAGCAGAAACGACAACAGCAGATCGCCAACGACCGCCAGCTGGCCGAGCTGCGCGCGAATGAGGAGCGCACCGGCGCCAGCCGCCGCAATCCGCGCGGCCGCCGGCTGTTCGTCGCCGACGCTGCCCAGAAATCCGACCTTAGCTGATGGCGGAATCCTCGCGCAGCGACGGCGGCACGCCGGTTGAGAAACAGCGCCTGCGCTCCCGGCAGGTCTGGCTGAAGCGCGCCGGCTGGGACCACCTCTACAACGAGGCCTATGACTACGTGCTGCCAAACCGCCGACCGGGCGGCGACGGCAAGATCAAGGCCCCCACACAGATGATTTTCGACATGACCGGCCCGAACTCGGCCGTTCATTGCGCCGGGGAGATCCAGCGCCAGGTCTTCCCGATCTCGACGCCGTTCATCGCCGAAACCGGCCCGCTGGTCGCCCAGCAGCTTTCCGTCAAGGAAAAGATCGCGTTCGACAGGCAACTGCAGGGGGTGGCGAACTTCGTCTATCCGTTCATGAAAACGGGCGAGTTCGACACCACCATGCACGAAGCCTGCATGGACCTGACGCTCGGCACCGGCGCGGTGCTGCCATTGCGCGGCCCCTCGATGAATGAGCCGGTGCGCTTCGTATGCCTTCCGCAGGATGAGATCGCCATCGCCCAGGACGCGTGGGGACGCGTGAACTTCGTATCCTGGAAGCGCACCAACCTCGGCCGGGAAGCCGTGCTCGAGGCATGGCCGCGGGGCGATTATCCCACGAATTTCAGGGAAGAGGCGCGCAAGAACCCGTATCAGGAAATCACCGTCTATCAGGATTTCTACCGCCTGCCGGACGGCCGCTGGCGCTTCGTCGCCTACCTCGAGAAGGATGGCGGGTTCCTTGCGCAGGAAACCTACCTGACCCAGCCGATCTCCGTCATGCGCTTCTACCGCTGGCCGGGCGAAGCCTACGGGCGCGGCCCGGTGCTGTTCGCGCTGCCGACCATCAGGACGGTGAACAAGGCGCAGGAACTGGCGCTGAAGGCGGCCGCCATCCAGTTGCTCGGCATCTGGGGCTATCGGGCGGGAGGCACCTTCGATCCGGACACGGTGCGCGTGGGGCCGGCGGAGTTCTGGCCGATGCAATCGACCGGCGGCGTGCTGGGGCCGGACGTGCAGCGCCTCGATACGGCGTCCGGCAACCTGCAGGCGGCGCGCATGGTGATCGGCGACGGCCAGCGCCAGATCCGCGAAGCCTTGCTCGACACCCGTATGCCTGACGACGGGGGCACGCCGCCCTCGGCCTCGGAAGTGGCGTTGCGCGCCGCGCAGAACGCCAAGGTGCATGTCGGGGCCTATGGCCGATTGAACGCCGAGGGCCCGCAGGTGCTGGTGCCGCGCGTGATGGAAATCCTGCACGAGTGGCGAATCCTGCCCGAACTCATGAGTTTCAACCAGCTGATCGTGTCCATGTACATCAATTCGCCGATGGCGGCGGCGCTGAAGGCGGATGAGCTACAGGCCTCGATCAACTATTACCAGCTGGTCGCCTCTGTCGTCGGGCCGGAACGTGTAGGCGAATACATCTCGCTGGATCGTTTCCTTGACCGGACGCGTGCCGGCATGCTGGTGCCGCCCGACATTCCGACCACGGAAGCCGAACGCAAGCAGGCGGCCGACGAAGCTGCCGCCCAGCAGGCCATGGCCGTGGCGGCCGAGGGCGCGGTGCGGGCCGCGCCCAACATCGTCGATGCGATGGCCCAGCCGGAGGCCGCGGCGGCATGAGCGGTCCGTTTGCGTTTTCGCGCCAGGCCATGGCGATCGACAGGCTGCTCGAGGCCGCGCCCAGCTGGGAAGGCCTCAACCAGGCGTTCTTTCCCGCCAGAACCCATGATCGTTTCGATCCCGGCGACGACATGAAGAAGGTGCTGGCCGCCTTCAACGGCACGGCCGAGGGCCGGCGCATCGTGGAATGGCTGTGCGACCTGACCTGCCGCGCGCCTTATCCGCAGATCTCCGGCGATTTCCAGATGGCCGCGCTCGCCGCCAAGGCCCATGAGGCCCGCGCGGCGGTCGGATACGTCATCCTGCGCGCGATCGCCGATGGGGAACAGCTTTTACACCAGCCGAAGGAGCCACGCACATGAGGACCATTTTCGAACGATATCTGCCGCTGCGCGCGCCGGACGATGGAGGTGATGGGGGCGGCGCTCCGCCGGCCGATCCGCAGCCCGGCGGCGCAGAACCGCCGGCGGGCGCGCCTCCCGGTGGCTCCGGTGCCGCGCCCGCCGGTGGTGCTGCCGATCCCTACCGGCCCCAAGGCCTGCCCGACACCATGTACGGGAAGGACGATCGGGAGACCATGGACAAGATGGCCACGGCGCTGGCCGGCTATCGCCAGCGCGATTCAGACCGGAAGGTGCCGGATAACGTCGAGGCCTATAGCGCTTTCGATGTCCAACAGGCTCCCGAGGCCTTCCGGTCACATCTTAGCCAGATCGGCAGCGATCCAGCATTTTCCGCCGCGGCGAAGATCGCGATGGAAGAGGGCGTTCCCGTCGGCACCTTCCAGAAGATGACCACGGCGATCTATCAGGCCGCCGCCGATGCCGGCATCCTCGAGCATGTCATAGATCCGCAAGCGGAACGGTCGGCGCTCATTCCGGAGAGTGCCCGCAATCTGGCCAAGGCCGACCAGGACAAGGCCATAGATGCCCGCCTTCAGGAAAACGAGGATTTCATCAAGCTCATGATGAAGCCCGGCGCGGACGGGAAATCGAAGCTCGACCCCAAGGTTGGCGAAAACGCGCTGCTCATGCTCATGGACACGGCGCTGGGCAACCAGTTCCTCGAGTTCATGCGCGCGGAAATGACCGGCGAGTTCAGGGCTCAGCCGCTTCCCGGCGATGGCGGTGCGCCCGCCGGCAACAGCGAGCGCGAGCGTTTGCGCGAGCAGCTCGCCGCGCCGGAGATGCAGCCGCAGCATCCGAAATTCGATCGGGCCAGATATGAAGCGCTCGATCAGGAGTATCGCCGGGTTATCGGCCGCTGACCGCCTCTATCTGCCCCGTCCTTAAGTTTCGCGCTGCGCGCTTACTGACGGGGACCCGGCTTCGCAATTGACGCTGCGCCGGCCGGGGCATGCTCGACCGGCGCAACCAAGGGAGCGACCCGGCCGCGGCGGGCTATCCTTCACCGGACCCCGACCGCACCGGCTCTATCGGCCCCGAGGATGCTTGAAACGCAAACTCAAGGGGTTTCCCATGTCCAAGCAAATCGAGGCCTGGTTCACAGAGAAAATCAAGGATCAGGTCACCATCCAGTTCCAGTCGCATGGCGGCCTGCTCGACGGCACCATGATGAGCGGCGACACCCAGGCGAACACGGTCAAGTTCCCGATCGCCGGCCGCAGCAAGGTCTACAAGCTCACCGGCGCCATCGAGGACGTGCCCGTCAACGGACCCGGCCTGACCACGGTGCAGGTGACCATGGAAGACTATGAGGCTTCCGAATGGTGGCGCACCCAGGACGCGTACAAGGCCGGCCCGAACGAGCAGGCCACGCTGGCGAAGCTGATCGTCAACGCCATCCGGCGCGAACGCGACCTGATCAAGATCCGCGCGCTGACCGCCTTCGCCAATCTCGGCAGCTCCGGCGTAGACACCATCGGCGACGGCTCGGCGATTCCCGACATTCTCGATTTCGAGCGCGCCCGCGCCGAGATCGCGGCCACCGGCGCGGACGAAACCGGCGAGGTGCAGGTGTTCACCCTCCTGCCGGCGAAGTGGATGAGCCAGCTCTGCTTCTACAAGGAGTTCGCCGACGCCCAGTGGGTCGGGCTCGACAACGCGCCGTTCTCGAAGGTGCAGCGCATGCGCATGAAGACGCTGCGTGGCATCAACTACATCGAGGGGCCGGACGAGTATTTCACGGAATACGAGGCCGGCAAGCAGGAAGCGTTCATCTGGCACCGCGATTCTATGGGCGCGGAAACGCCCTGGAATCAGGAAGCGCCGATCATCACGCCCGTGCCGACCAAGCAGGGCACGCCCTACCTGGTCAAGAACGGGCTGGGCGGCGCCGCGATCGGCATCCAGGGCGCCGGCGTGAAGCGCCTGCGCTTCCAGAAGCTCACCAACCTGATCCGGCCTCCGATCCCGACCAAGGAAGCCGCCTGATCCAGCGTCGGGCCGGTCACGGCCGGCCCGGCTTTCCCTCTCGCCAAACAGGAGACCATTCCCATGGCATTCGACAAGCGCAGCCTCGCGCGGTTCGTGACCTCTCCCTACGGGACCGCCTCGAAGTCCGTCGGCTTCTTCGCCTATGCCACGGCCGACGCCAACGCCACGGTGCTGGCCGCCGGCTACTTCAACGACGCACGTGAAACGCTGAAGGTGAACGACGTCATCCACTGCATGTCCGTCGCCGACGGCGTCGGTGTCGCCAACGTGCTGAAGGTCACCGCCGCACCCGGTTCCGGCAATGTGACGGTGGCCAACGCCTTCGCGGCACCCTGATCGCGGCCGGCGGGCTTCACCATGGCGGAAGCAGCGATCGACAAGCCGATGATCGTGAACTGGGCGCTGGCCGAACTCGGCCAGCCGCCCCGTTTTTCGACCGACGATCAAACCAACCTCGGGCGCAACGTGGCGATCTTCTGGCCGCGCTGCCTCGCCCGCTGCCTCGGCCTGGCAGACTGGACCTTCACCCGCCGCACCGTCTCGCTCACGCGCCAGTCCGGCCAGCCGATCAACGGCTGGCCGTACGCCTTCGACCTGCCCGGCAACCGGATCGGGCCGCCGCGCCGCTTCACCAGAGATGCGCAGTGCCGCATATTGATCCGCGATTTCGACATCGAGGGCGACACGCTTTTCTGTGCCGAGCAAACGGCTTTCGCGCGCTACAAGGCCGCCGTCGATCCCGAATACTGGCCGCCGGATTTCCTGTCGGCCTTCGCCACGGCGCTGGCCTCCTATCTCGCCATTCCCGAAACGCAGGATCCCGACCTTGCGGCGGAAATGGAAGCTCGGGCCTTCGGCTCCCCATCGCAGGGTGGCGCGGGGGGCCTGTTCGGCCGGCTGATCGCGCAGGACCTCGCCGGCGCGCCTGTCGGCGAGCCCTTGCTTGCCGCCGATCCGCTCACGGCCGGCCGGGCTTCAAGCCCCTGGCACGGGCGCTTCTGATGGTCGCGCGCCCAACGATCCCGATCCGCTCCTGCAATGCCGGCGAGTTCAGCCAGGAAATGAGGGGCCGTGTCGATATCAAGCAGTATTATTCGGCAGGTCTTGCCTTCAAGAACATCGAGCCTGTGCCGCAGTCGGGCTTTCGCCGCATGGGCGGAAGCCGCCGGATCGGCCAGTGGCGCAAGCCGTTCTCCGCGGTCGCGATCACGGGTGCGGCGCTCATACCGGGGCCGCACACCGGAACGAAGACGATCTGGGCTGGCACCGTCGCCGGCGACATCGCGGCCGTGCTGGCGTCCGGACTGGCGATCAGCGCCGGCCACGCCACATTCGACGTGGAAGCGCAGGTGTCGGGCGTCTGGACTAGGATCGCCGGGCCGTTCAACGTCAGCAGCGTATCGCCGGCCACCCGTTTGGCCGCGTTGGCGCCGGGCACTTTCGTGACTGCGACCGGCCTGCGCATCGTCGCGACGTTTTCGGTATCGGCCACGGTTTCCGGACTGACGGTCACGGCCTCTCGGGAGGACGGCGAGCCGTTGCGGCCACGCTTCACCGAACTGACCACGGATGAAGGTGATGTGATTTCCTGCTTTCTGACAGCCGGCGTGGCCGACTTCTACACGCATGCAGGTTATGTCGGTGCGGCTCATGTGCCTGATGTCACCTCGACGATGCTTCCCGATATCGGCTTCTATGCCGAGGGCAATACGATCGGAATCTTTCACGGCGACCTGCGCAGCCAGCGCCTTTTCCTCATGGGCGCTTCGGCGCTCAATGACTGGCGCACGGATCTGTGGCCATATGATCCAGTGCCGAAGGCGGACCTGGGGGGCGACTATCCGAAGACGGATGATGTCTGGGATATCACCGTGCGGTATTCATCCGGCTGGGAAATCGCGCTGCAGATCACGGTCAACGGCGAAACGCCGGGCGCGATCACTACGCCTGCGGCCGCGTCCGGCATGAGTCCGGCCCAGTGGGCGAGCTATTGCGGCTCCTTGCAGACAGCTCTCGAAGGCCTTCCCGGTCTAGGCCCCGGCGTCGCGGTTACCTGGCATGACATGGGGAGCACGGCAGCGAGCCGAATCCGGGTTGCATTCGGCGGCACACTCGCTGGCGAAGAATACGAAATGTCGGCGATGATCGCCAACACGGCGGAAGCATCGGCTCTAGCCTATCACACCCAGATCGGCAAAACGGAAAAGGAAGATCTGTTCTCTGTCGATCGCGGCTGGCCGCGAACAACCAGCCTCCTGCAGGACCGCATGGCCTATGCCCGCATTCCTGCCGCTCGCGGAGCCCTGTCGCTAAGCCGTGTCGGCGAATATTTCGATCTGAATGTCGATGCAAAGGCGGATAACGCCGCACGTCTCGACAAACTGCGTTCGCAGACCTCGGAAACGATCCTTCACGTCAAGGAATCCAACTACTTCTTCGTCTTCACAGATCGGGCCACCTATTTCATTCCAAACCGTACGATCGAGCGCAACACGCCGCTCAATTTTGTCATCTGCAGCGAGATGGGAGCCCAGCCGACCTGTGAGCCCTTCGAGCTGGAAGGGCAGCTCTACTATGTGGCGATCAATCCGGAAGGCCTGAATATGGCCGACGAAGGCGGACGCCAGCTCTTCCGGGTAGAGGAAAGCGTCACCTCGGCCGCGACCTCCTTTGAAGCCGATCCCGTGTCGCTGCTCGCGTCTCATCTCGTTGACAAGGTTATCAGGTCCGTTCGCCAGAAGCCGGAACAGGATCTCGACGCCGCGCGCGGCTGGCTGATGCGCACCGATGGCCGCGTTATCGTCACCCAGATGATCAAAAGCCAGGAGATCAACGGATATTGCGAATGGATCGCGGCAGGAAGCGGCGCGGTTCGGGAAGTTGGCGTCGATGGCCGCAACAAGCTCTGGATGGCGATCGAGCGGTCTGGGCGCACCTCGATCGAACTCTACGACACCACTATCTTCCTGCAGGACACCGTGGATGCTTCCACGGATCTGGCCGGAAAAATAATCGACCTGCCGTACGAGGACGGTGCCGAGCTTTGGGCCGTGGCCGATGGTTATGTGCTGGGGCCGTTCACAGTGCAGGGCGGTGTCATCGATATCGAGGATGCCTATTCAAATGTGCTTGTAGGCAGGTGGACCGCGCCGCATTTCGAAACCATGCCGCAGGTCTACGTCACGCCGGCAGATGAAGTCCTGCACCGGCCGGGGCGCATCCACACGCTGATCGTCAATATCGCCGACACCAGCTCGATCGCGGTCGGAGCCAACGGGCAGCCTCCGGTGGACATCGTTCTGCATGAAACAACCGATCCGGTTGACCAGCCCATGCCGGCCAAGACGAAACAGATCGTGGTGGCCGGCTCCGACCTGCCGGGCTTCATGACAGGGACAACGGCCGTCATCACCCAGACGCGGCCCGGCGAACTGCGCGTGCGCGACATCGGCATAGGAGCGAAGCTGTAATGGAATTGCTGCTTGGAGGGATATCCAGCCTGTTCGGCGGCGGGGGTGCGGCGGCCGGAACGACCTGGGCGGCGGCAAACGCCGGGGTGGCAGCTGCAGCGCCGGCCGCCGCCTCCGGCCTTTCGCTTTCCTCCATACTGCAGGGAACGGCTTCAGTTCTCGGCGTTCTGTCGTCTGTCGGTGCCGGCCAGGCCGAGGCGACCCAGATGGAGCTGGCGGCGCAGGATGCTGAAAGCGAACAGCAGCTCGAGACGCTGCAGGGAATCAATCGGCGGCAATCGATCCGCCGGCAGATGGCCGATGCCCAGGGCGCGCAGGACGTGGCCTATGCCGCGTCAGGTGCCGATCTATCCTTCGGCACGGCCGCCGCCGCCCGCAAGGATGCCTATCGCGAAGCCGATCTCGGGTTGACCATGGCGACCGGCACTGAACAGACGCGGGTTTCGCGGCTGGCTGAAAGAGCAGCCAACTACCGCGCCGGGGCGAAACAGGCGAAGCGCGCCGGCTGGCTGAATGGCCTGATCGGCGGCATCAACACCCTCCAGTCGTTCTCGCAGCGGGGTGGCTACTGATGGCGAATCGGCAGCGCGAACCTGTTTCCTATCGCCCCTTTCGTACCGAACCGCTGATGGCCGAAGGGCTGCTTGCCGTTTCGCGACCCGGCAGCGACCTGCTTGAGCGCACATCGCAGGCCTTGTTCCGGTTTGCGGCGCAACAGGGAGAAATCGCGGACAGGCAGGCCGCTCGAGCGGGTGCCGCCGCCGGGGAACGCGCGGCGCTGGAAGGCAGGCCTTCGGCGAGTGTCACAGGCAACAGTGGCGCCGGGGGAAGTGGCCGCGCACGAGGCGGACGTTTTGCGCCCGAGGTTAATGCCGCCATCGATGACGCGGCGGCCCGTCATGGTGTGGATTCCGCGACGTTGCGCACAATCGCCCAGATCGAAAGTGGCGGCAATCCCCGCGCCAAGAATCCAACCAGTTCAGCAGGCGGCCTGTTTCAGTTCATCGATAGCACTGCCTCGCAGTACGGCCTGAAAGACCGCTATAACGCCAGCGAGGCGGCGGACGCCGGCGCGCGCCTCATGCGCGATAACCGCAACCATCTGCGCCGGGTGCTTGGCCGTGATCCGACGCCGGGTGAGCTCTACCTTGCGCACCAGCAGGGTGCCGGCGGTGCAGAGAAGCTTCTGCGAAATCCCAACGCCAGCGCGGTTAGCGTCGTTGGCGAAAAAGCAGTTCGGTTGAATGGCGGGCGACCCGGCATGACGGCGGGCGAATTCGCCCAGTTATGGATCCGGAAAGCCGAAAGCGGCTATTCTATATCATCGGAGCCGTCGCAGACCGACCCGACCATCACTATCGCGGGTGGCCGCTTCCGGCCGTCCGGCTCCGATACAATCTATGGGCGGGCTTACGATGAGGCGGGCACCAAAGCCTATCTGCAGATGGTCGACACCGAAATGCGCTCGACCGTCAGCCAAGCTTTCGAGCTGTACAAGGATGATCCGGCCCAGCTGGAAATCGTCCTCGGCACGCTCAAGGGCCAGCTGAAGAAGGATCATATCTTTCCGGAAATCGAGCTGGATTACGAGCTCGGCTTCGACAACCTGTCGCAGCGCTACCTTGGCCAGGCGCGCGAAAACCAGCGCCTCAAGCTCGAGGCGCGGGACAGGGCCGAGTTTGTAACCCGCACGTCCGACCTCGAAACCAGCCAGCAGAAGCTGCTCGCCGACTTCGATCCAGCCAACCCCGATGCCGGCGATGCCATCGCCGGTGCGCAGGCTGCTATCGACACCCACTACGACTCCGCCGTCGATCGCGGCATTCTGTCACCCGAGGCGGCGGCGAAAGCCAAGCTGGAAAGCCGGCGCAACACGGCGCTGGCGTTCTACGGCAAGCAGGCCGACGCCCTCGATGCCGATGGCGTGAAGAACATGCGGGCCGAGCTGGAAGCCGACTTCGCCGATGGCGGCATTGCCGGCCTCGATGGCGAGGGATGGTCCACGCTCAACCGCTCGCTCGAGAAGCTCGAGACGGCGAAGCGCACCGGCGACAAGCGCAAGACGGACGATTTTCGCGAGCGGGGCGACAGGCTGGCCTTTTCCGGCTGCTTGCCGGTGTGGATATCAACCAGGCCGAACTGTCGCAGATGATGCTGGATGCCGGAACGACACCCGGCGGCCAGGCCGTGATGCAGGAGACCTTCGCCAAGATTTCGGCCGGCCGCGCCATCCGCGACATGAGCCTGCCGGCTGCCGGAAAGCACGTCGCCGGCCTGCGCAGGCAATATGGCGACAAACCCACCGAAAGCGAGCTGCGCACGCTGGCGTTCGCCGAAAAGATGGTGGCCGAGAAGCGTAGGGCCATTTCAACCGACAGCGTTTCCTATGCGGAATCCCAGGGCATCGTGCCCCAGACGCCGCTGCTCACGGACGCGGCCACGGCCGAGGACATGAGCACGATCATGTCGGCGCGCGCGAAGGCGGCCGAGCAGGCTGCCGTCGAGCTGGGCGCACCGGTGCGCTACCTGAAGGCCGGTGAGGCGGCGGCGCTCGGCAAGGCGATCCGGTCAAACCCGGAAGCCGGCGCGGCCATGGCCGGCGCGATCGTTGCCGGCGCCGGCTCGGCCGCGCCGCAGGTGCTTTCCGAATTCGGGCAGGATGCGCCCATGATCGCCGAAGCCGGGGCCATCATCGCCGGCGACGGATCGGCGCAGGCCGCCGAGGACGTGATCCTTGGCTATGGCAAAGGACCGGACGGCAAGGCGTTCAAGGATCTGAAGCCGGCCGTCGCCGGTGAAAATTTCAGGCAGGTGGCCGGCGATGCGCTGGCGCTTGCCGGCAAGGACAGGGCGCGCATTGCCAATGCGGCGGCCGCGATCTCGCGCAAGCGAATCTCGGAACTCGGCCTCGATCCGGAAAGCGGCGAAGCCATCGAGATACATGCGCAGGCAGTCCAGGAAGCCGCCGGCGCGGTCTTCGATCGCGGGGTGCAGTTCGGCGGATTCACCAGCGTCGGCGGCTCATGGATCAGCAGCGGCGACAAGGTGATGATCCCTTCGGCCATCCGCGCGGATCTGTTCGAGGACGTTCTGCAGGCGATCACGGATGAGGACCTGGCGGTGCTTCCCGTGAAACCGAAGGCCGGTATCGGCAGCCGGGCGGTCGGCTTTGGCCTGGCGCCTGTCGTAGAGCGCGTCGAGCGCTCGATGGCGGCGACCCTTCGCGATGCCCGCCCCGTGGCGGTCGCCGGCGGCTTCGCCTTTGCCCTCGGCGATCCTGCAAGCCCGGATCCGCAATGGATCATGGGCAGCGACGGCAATCCCTATGTGCTCGATGTCGTCGCCCTGCGCGACCGCCTCGCGCCGCGCGTGCCGGGAGCCTTCCGCTGATGCTGATCTATGGCAGCAATTTCGGGGAGAACCCGACTTTCGCGCCTAACTATGGGGACACCGTCGCAGCTGAAGCTGCCCGCGACCAGGCGGCCGGTGCGCTGTGGGACACGACACGCGACCTCGCGCTTTACCGGGACAACTCGAATTCAGTCGATAATGCCATGGCCGAAGCCTATGAGCGGCGCAACAAGGCCATTTTCGACGCGACCGGCGAGCAGCTTTTCAACCCCTATCGCGGTGACGGCAAGTCCGCCTCCTATGTCGAGGAAGCTTCCCGCGTTCGCCGCGAGGGGGGCGACGCCTGGTCGCTCCTCGAAGACCGCGAGGAACAATGGCGGCGGCAGGCGGCCGACCTCGTACGCCGTCGCCCGGAGCTGGCCGGCATCATAGCGGCGGACCGCCCCATGCGGGAGGATGCAGCCGCGCTTACCCGTTCGGCGGAGACAGCGGCGGCCGAGGCCTCGGCGCGGGCCGATCGGGTTGAACTGGGTCTGGCCCGGTCTCTCGGCAACACACTCGGGGGCGGCATTGCCGCGATGTTCCGCGATCCCGTGCAGGTCGCCGGCCTGTTCGCCGGCGGCGGGATTTCCGGCCCGGCCCGGACCGTGGGCGTCAGGCTGTTGCAGATCGTGTTGACGGAAGCCGCCATCAACGCCGGCATCGAGGGCGCGATTCAGGTCGCCAGCCAGGAGTGGAAGAAGGAGGCGGGCGTCGACGCCAGCATTTCCACGTCTCTCGAGCAGGTGGGACTCGCCGCCCTGTTCGGCGGTGGCTTCGGCGGCATGCTGCAGGGTGGTCGTGAGGTTTTCCGTGTGCTCGGCCGCAGCGTGCCGGAAGAGGCTTTCGCCCGCGCCGCAGCTGGCGAAGCCCAGCCCGGCGATCTGGCGGCGATCGCGGATGCGCTCGGCGTCAAGGCCGACCCCACTGCGTTGCGCACCGCAGATATTGCGGCCGAGCAACGCGCGCTCGATCGCGTGGCTTTCGGCGACCCGCCGGCGGGCATGTCGGACATGGAGGCGGAAGCGCTTGCCGCGCAGGCCGTGCGCGCGGCCGAAGCGCCGGACGATGGACGTTCGCTGATGCTCGATCGCCTTGCGCGCGAGCAGATGCCGGTTGGCCCGGCACCGCGCCGGCCTGTCAGCCTCATGCGATTCCTGGCGTCCGAGGGCGGCATACGCGATGAAGGCGGTGAGCTGGTCGGCATGGGGCTGTCCCGCCGCTTCGTTCCCGGCTCCGGCGCGCTTGTCCGGCCGCGCGGCCGCACGCTCGACTATGCGCGCGAGGCCGCCGCCGAGGCCGGTTACTTCGACAACATCTACGGCAATCCAGAGCGGGCAGTTGCGGAATCGACACCGGACGATCTGCTGCGCCTGCTGTCGAAGGAAGCTGGCGGGGATCCGGTCTATTCTGCGCGCGAGGATGGCGGGCGTGAATTCGAATGGCTGGAGCATGAGCAGCGCCAGCAGGCCCAGGCGGCATACCGGCGGTTGCTCGACGACATAGACACGGCGCGCGCAGAGCTCGATCTGGGCGAGATCGACGACACGCTAATCGTACGCGCGGCCGAATTGGTGGATGACGAAACCGATCCCGTCTCCGCGCTGGAAAAGGCGCTCGATGAAGACTATAGGTTGAGGGCCGACACCGAAACGGACCTCGGAGAACAGCCCTATGATGAACTCGACATCCCGTTCTTCGACGACAGGCAAGACGCCGGAGCAATGCCTCGAGCTGGCGCGCAGGATGGAAGCGCGCGCCCAAGCGGCGAACCACCCGGAGAACGCGCAGGATATGCGCAGGATCGCGAACAACTATCGGGTGCTGGCGGCGCTCAAGCAGAAGAAATCGGCCTAAGGCATCCCGGAGATACGCCGGAGCCGGCCACGCCCGAGGCTGGCGAGGTGGCCGAGCTGGCGCTTGTCGAGGCCCGCAGACCGGGCGATGCCGCCACGGATGGGCTGGAGCCCAAGGCCGATCTGTCCGTGTGGGATACCATGCCGGCCGCGCGCGATGCCGACGGCCGCATTTTACACACTACCCATGAAGCCATGATCGTCGACGCCGACAGGTCCGAATTCTTCGGCGACCTGATCGCCAGCTGTAGGGATTGAGGCAATGGACGCGATTCTTCTTAGGTGCCGGCACTGCAAACGCGAAATGCAATATGAGCGAACGATAGATCCTGATGTGCCCTCGAATGTCGCTGGGATCGAAAGCAGCAAATGTGACGTTTGCGATGATGGCGATTTTGGTACTGAAACATGGTTTGACGCTGCTGGTGAAGTGGTGGTGCCAGAATGGGCCTGAAAGATTGCCTGATCTCGGCCGTCGAGCAGAACGCCATCACGAAGGAAGAGGCGGCGTTTCTGGCTGATGAGTTCGACCAACGCTTCGCGCAGAACCGTCTTGCCATGGGTGACGATCTGGCGAAGGCCAGGGCGCGAAAGGACATGGAAGCTGCCCTGAAGGCCGAGGCGGCCGAGAAGCGCCGGCGCGCCAACTTGACCGAAGCGCGGCGGCTTTCGGTGAAATCCTTCCTGCAGGACTATCGCGACCGTGAAGGCAACGCCAACGTCTATGACGCGGCCGTGGCGCTGCTGTCGCACTACGGTTTTCGCGGCGCATCGAGCGTGCGCGGGCGCACGGAAGCCATCATCGCCGGCGCACATAAGAATCTCGACCAGGTGATGTTCTCCTTTCAGCGCCAAGGCCTGCTTGGCAAGCGGCCAAATCGCGGGTTGCAGAGCGATGTGGTGAAGGAACTGCATGGCGAGGCGAGCGGCGACGCCACGGCCAAGCAGCTCGCGCGTGCCATCTCGAATGTCTACGAGGATCTTCGCCAGCGCTTCAACGCCTCCGGCGGCGCGATCGGAAAGATCGACAATTTCGGCCTGCCGCATTCGCATGACCGCCTGAAGGTGAAGGCAGCCGGCCGGGCGGACTGGAAGGCGGGCATCAGGCCCTTGCTCGACCCGGCGCGGATGACGGACCCGCTGACCGGCCAGCCCCTGACCGCCGCGCGCCTCGATCAGGCGCTCGATCACGTCTACGATTCCATCGTCTCGAACAATCGCGCCAACATGGTGCCGCAGGCCGCGCGGCGAGGGCAGGGCGCTATCGCCTCCCAGCGGCAGGAAGAGCGCTTCCTGATCTTCCGCGATTCGCAGAGCTGGATGGATTACAACGCCCGCTTCGGCAAGGGCGACGTGGTGCAGGCGATCTTCGGCCACGTCAACGGCATGGCGCGCGATATCGCCGCAATGGAAGTGCTTGGGCCAAACCCTTCTTCCATGGTCGAGTACATGAAACAGGTGGTCGCCCACGAGATCGGCAAGCTGGAAGCCGGCAAGGGCACGCTGGCGAAGGAAGCGAAGGTCTTCAAGAACAGCCAGGCGAACATTGCGGAATGGCGGATCGAAAGCCTGTGGCAGGCCCTGCGCGGCCGCCCAGAGGTTGCCAGCGGCGCGGCCGCCTTCACGTCGAACATCAAGAACGTGCTGACCGGCACCCAGCTCGGCGCCACCGCATTGCTTGCCGGTGCCACGGATCCGTTCATCGCCTCGGCCTCGCGCAAGCTGGCCGGGCTGCCGGTGACCTCGACCGTCCGGGATATGGTCTCGATGCTGTCGAAGGCGAAGCGGGAAGACATCATATCTTCCGGCATCATCTGGGACGAATACATGCATGTGATGGCGGATGAGCTGCGCTTCGTCGGCCCGGCCGTTGGCTCGGAATGGTCGCAGTGGATCGCCGATCGCGGCGTCACCTGGTCCGGACTGAAACCGCTGACCACCGGGCGCAAGCTGGTCGAGGCGCGCGCCTGGCAAAAGACCATCGGCGACAATGCGGAGAAGACCTTCCAGAAGCTCGATCCGCGCTTCCGGACCGCCCTCGAGGGCTTCGGCGTGACTCCGCAGCATTGGGATATCTGGCGCAAAGCCAAGGACCCGAACGGCTTCGTGACACAGCGCCAGATCGAGACGAATGGCGGCGCCGTCAACTATATCGATACGGCGCGCGCGACACCCGGCGAGATCGCGGCCGAGACGAAAGCCCTGGCGCACAGGGAGGCGGCTGAGAAGCTTTCGGAGATCATCACCAGTTGGTCGGAGCGGTCGGTTCCCAGCGGCTCTCCGAACGCGCGCTCCCTGCTCACCGGCATCGAGCGGCGGGGAACCGTGGGCGGCGAGCTGCTGGACTTCCTCCTGCAATACAAGAGTTTCGGGCTTTCCTTCACCACCATGCAGCTCGAGGCGGTTTTCGAGATGGCCGCCGCGCGCGGCGGCGGCAAGGGCTTCCGGTCGGGCATGGCCTATTTCGCGCCCATGGCGATCATGCTCACACTCGGCGGTGCCGCCTATCTGCAGATCAAGCATCTGCTCGACGGCAAGAAGCCGGAAAATATGGACCCGGCCGAGAACCCCGGTTTCTGGCTGAAGGCGACGTTCCAGGGCGGCGGCTTCGGCCTGTTCGGCGATTTCGTTTCCGCCAACGAGAACCGCTTCGGCCAGTCGCTGCAGGAAAGCCTGATGGGTCCCGGCGTTGCATTCATGGGCGACACGCTGGGCCTCACGATCGGCAACGCGCAACAATGGATCGGTGGCGAGAAGGTGAACCCCGGCCGGCAGGCGCGGCGCTACCTGCAGCGCTACACGCCGTTCGTCGCCTCGCACTGGGCCACGCGCGGCGCCTACAACCGCCTTGTGCTCGACAATCTGCAATGGATGCTGGATCCGGACGCGGACAAGAGCTTCAAGGCGCAGGCGAGCCGGGCGAAGAAGGCAGGCACACCGTTCATGGTTGCGCCGGGCCAGTTCACGCCCATGCGCTGACCCTGTACGCAATTGACGTGATTGCCGGCGAGTCATGCTGCCGGCATGGCGAACACACCCTATCCCCTGCCGCGCCAGACGCGCGAATCCACGATTCAGGTCGGCAACGGCACTGCCGGCCCTTACGGCCCTTCGCAATATCGCATCTTCGACGTCGAGGATGTGCGGGTCTACCTGCAGGTGGAGGACGAAGAAAGTTTCGCCGATGTCACCGATGGCTGCACGGTCACGAAGACAGCCGGCGAGGGGTACGACACCTTCAGCGTAACGTTTGCCGCGGCGGTGCCCGCGACATCGCGCTGGTATCACGCCGCGAAACGCATCTCTAACCGCAGCGTGGCGGTGACCAGGGCGGGCACGCTGGTTTCGGATGAGCTGGAAAAGGAGCTTTCCAAGCAGGCGAGCGCGCTTTCCGAGATGCGGCGCGATATCGGCCGCGCGCTGAAGGTCGATCCGGATCAGGATGAGGTCTGGGTGCAGCCGCTGGCGAATGGGCATCTTTCCGTCTGGCGCGATGGCCAGATGGTCGATGGCGGTTCTGTCGATGCCATCCATGAATCCGCCGACAGCGCAGCCGCCAGCGCGGCGGCAGCGGCCATTTCGGCCGGCAATGCGGCGGACAGCGCAGGAGCCGCCGCCGGCAGTGCAGACGCCGCGGCCGGGGCCGCGATCAGCGCGGCAGGCAGCGCGGACGATGCCGCCAGCGATCGTGCGCTCGCCGTCGCGGCCGCGAACAGCGCGGCGAATAGCGCGGATGCTGCAGCTGATGACCGTGCCGCCGTTGCGATCGACCGCGCCGCCGTTTCCGACGACAAGGATGCCGCGGCTGCAAGCGCCGGTGCCGCGGCAGGATCCGCGAACAGCGCTGCGAACAGCGCCGGAGATGCGGCCGATGATCGTGCGGCCGTTGCGATCGACCGTGCGGCAGTTGCCGACGACAAGGATGCCGCGGCCGCCAGCGCAGGCGCAGCCTCGGCCAGCGCGGGAGCGGCTGCCTCGAGCGCCAGCAAGGCCGATGAATGGGCCAACGCACCCGAAAATTCGCCAGTGGAGCCGGGCAAGTATTCCGCCTTCCATTGGTCGAAAAAAGCAGAGGAGGCGGCTGGCGGCGGCATGCAGCCCGCCATGTACGATCCCAACGGCGTGCAGAACGATGCCTTTTCCATGAACAACATGGCGGAAGGCACCGACACAAAGATCATGACGGCAGCCGAGCGAACGAAGCTCGCGCGGGCGGATACCACCGTTGTCGGCGGCGCGATCGCCGGCGTGAGCCAGGTTCCGGCGCCGGCCGATGGCGACCGCTTCGCAGGTGTCCTTTCCGGCGGGTCGTCCCTGTTCTGGACCACGTGGGGTAACATCAAGGCCGCGCTGAAGGCCTATTTCGACACGATCTATCAGGCGGCCGGCAGCTATGTGCCGACGGCGCGCACGGTTGCCACCCAGCATAGTCTTCAGGGCGGTGGCAATCTGTCGGCCAACCGAACGTTGTCACTGGTGGGCGACACCGCTTCGCCGGGCATAAACAAAGCCTATGGCACGGATGGTACCGGGGCGCGCGGGTGGATCGAGATGTCGTCTATCGGCACGAAGTTCACCGATGTTTCGGGATCGCGCGTCCGCAACACAGTCTACCAGAACACCACAGGACGATGGCTCATCGTCTATGCAGGCAGCTCCAACAACGGCAATTCCGCCGAAATCTCCGCAGATGGCACCACCTGGTATGAAGTGACGCGTGGTTCTCAATCCTATTCTCAAGCGGTGTTCGTGCCGCCGGGCTGGCGCTATCGCGCGAATCCTACATCCGGAACTCTGATGTGGCTCGAAACGGTGGACTGACATCATGACCGAAACTGGATTTTACCATCCCGAATTGGGATATTGGCAGGCCGTAGGCGGTGAGCCCGAAGCGCTGCTGTCAACCTATCCCGCCGGCACTGTGCAGGTGCCGATCAAGCCCGGCGCCGATTTCGAATGGCAGAATAGCGAGTGGGTCTATGTCGCGCCGCCGCCGCCGCCGGCTCCTGACCGCGTATCGTCTCGCCAGTTCAAGCTACAGCTTCTCGAGGCCGGTCTCCTCGACAGCGTTGATGCCTGGATTGCCACACAGGATCGGGCTACGCAGATCGCCTACGCCAACAGCGGCACCTTTGTTCGTGATGACCCGATGATGCAGGCTGGTTTCGCAGCGCTCGGATTTACAGAACAACAGGTGGACGATTTCTACACGGCGGCCGCGGCGCGTTAGACTAGTGCCAATCGAGGTTGATGCGGCCGGGCCAACGAGCTTTCGATGCATTTCTGATCTGCCGGGTCCGCTCGGCCAGTTGGGGAATCTTCTTTTCATGCGTCTCAGCGAATATCCTGTCGATGCGATCCATGAGGCCGCTTGACATGATGGCTTCGAGTATCGGTACCTCCGCCCCCTCAACGTCGATCTTCATGATCCGGATCGGTTGATCTATGCTCCGGACAAATTCTAGGATGCTAATCTGCTCGACATCGATCGCGCCATCGGTCGTAACGTTGGACTTGTCGGCGAACAAGGAAGAGGATTGAGACCAAAGGTCGGGGTCTTCCGAGAAAGATTTTGCCCGGTATAACCGTACCAATCCGGTCTTATCAGAGAGCGCCTTTTGATAGAGGTGTACATTTCGCAGGTGGCCCACCCGCTTTTGGAGATGATCGAAAGCGTAGGGATCTGGCTCGAATGCATGGACCGTGGCACCCGTTGCCGCCATTGCCTCCGTGACCTCGCCGAGGTTTGCGCCGGCATCAATCACAGTATCACCGGGCTTCAACGTTTTGACACATCTCTCAAAAATGTAGGCGGCATTCCAGGTTGGCTTGCCAAACCAACGGCTGTACAGGTGATATTTTAGATCGTGTTTAAGGGGCATTTGCTAGCTGCTTCACGGTTGACCTGCGCGCCTTGCGAGGATAGACGCGCCTCATGGGGGATATAAAGTCAATCAATTATCCTGATCCACTCCAGCAATCCGACTTATCTCGGTTGACGACACTGGAGATGCTGCGGTGCGACTGGGATGCACGCAGGGTATTGTCACGTCGTCGCCGGGAAGACAAGGAGTTGGGCTACGTCAGGATCTACCTTCTCGGCGGCGGACCTGTGCGTCCCTTGACGGGCAATGACTTGCCGTTGATTTTCCTAACGCACAATGATCGCAGGTTTGTTCGCTCGTTTCTGGCGCATTATCGGGCGCTAGGCGTCACGCGGTTTATCTGTGTCGACGATGCGTCTGCTGACGGCACACGCGAGGCGCTTCTCGCTGAGCCGGATGTTGATGTGTTCGGGTCTACTGTCCGCTATCGCGACGCGCGCCGGGGCAGGATCTGGCGTGAGCTTCTGTTTGCCATCTATGGTCCGGACCGCTGGTATCTCAACGTGGATTCAGATGAGTACCTGGTCTACGAGGATTGCGACCATCGGACCCTGCCTGATCTGATTGAGGCGCTCGAACGAAGGGGTATCGAGCGTTGTCCGGCGCCGATGCTCGACGCCTATCCGCCGGGAACTATCGCTGCAGCAACTTTCGAAGGTCTGGATGACATCATGCCCTGGCAGGTCGCATCTTCGATCGATGGGGGCGGTTATCGTCTTACCAAAGAGCGACGTGCTCTGTCGCTTGCAGGCGGGATGCGCGAACGCGTCTTTGATGCCGGTCTTGAGTTGATGAAGTATCCACTCATTTACTGGCGGCAGGGATATAGCCTCGGAGTAAGCATTCATCAGCCGCTTCCGTATCGGCATAACTTTGCACCGATTTTTGGCGCTTTACTGCATTTTAAATTTTTTAACGATGCAGCATCCATGGCGAGAAAGGCCATCGCTGATCAACAGTATTTCAACAATGCCCAAGCTTATAACGCCATTGCGCAGGTGCTCGATACATCGGATGAAGTTTCATTCATCTCACCCCAATCGTTTTCGTACGCAGGTCCGAACGATTTGATAGACCGTGGCTTCATGCAGTCGCCCTTTCTTTTTTCCGGCAGTTGACGCCATCCACCCGGCCTTAAAACCGTAGCACCGGCCATTGCCTTTCCGGCCGGCAGCTGCGGAGGCCGGAATGTTCGACGATGATGTTCGCCGCGAGATCGAGCGGGTTGCCAAGGCCAGAGGCTGGGGCGCGGCGCAGCTGCTTGCCGTGGCCGAGGTGGAAAGCGGCGGGCAACCCTTCGCCACGATCAACGGTCGGCGCGAGCCGCTGATCCGATGGGAGGGCCACTATTTCGACAAGCGGCTTTCCGGCGAGAAACGGACGCGGGCGCGCAAGGCGGGGCTGGCCGATCCGAAGGCCGGCGCGGTGAAGAACCCGAATTCACAGGCGGCGCGCTGGAAGATCTTCGAACAGGCCGCCGCGATCGACCGCACGGCCGCTATCGAAAGCATGTCGTATGGCATCGGCCAGGTGATGGGCGCGCACTGGAAATGGCTCGGTTATCACTCGGCCGAGGATCTGTTGCTGGATGCCCGCAACGGCGTTTACGGGCAGGTTCGCCTGATGGCCAACTTCATCGAGAAATCCGGGTTGGCTTCCGCCTTGGCCCGGCGCGACTGGGCGGCATTCGCCAAGGTCTATAACGGACCGGCCTATGCCAAACACCGCTATGACCAGAAGATGGCGGCTGCCTACCAGCGCTATGCCAAGCTGCCGCCTTTGCCGCAGACGGCACCGGAGCCCGTACAGAAGCCCGTGGACGCGCCCAAGCCTGATGCGGCGCAATCTCCCGCTGAAACCGCCAACGGCGCTCCAGCGCCCGCGCAGGAGTCAAAGCGGGGCATTCTGGCGAAGGTGCTGGTGGCGCTCGGCATCGGAACGGGCAGCGCCGGCGCGGCGAAACTCAGCCAGTCCGAGGCCAATCAGCTCGCGGCCTTCATGATCTTCATGGGGATTGTTGCCGGAGCCGGCATTCTGATCTTCGTCATTCGGAGGAAGAAATGAGCCTGCTTGCGGGGATTCTGATCGAGGCTGCCGGCAAGGTCGGCGCGCCGATCGTAAAAGGCCTGCTCGAAAAATATGTGGGCGGAAAGGCCGGCGAGATCGGCGGCGACATCATCGACGTGATCGCCGGTAAGGCCGGTGTGCCGCCGGCCGATCTGCCGAACCTTCCTACTGATGAATTGGGCGCAGCCGTCCAGGCGGCCGAGCCGGTTGCGGCCGAGCTGGTGTTGGCCGAGGTCGAGCAGCAACGGGAAGCCAATCGGCTTATGCTTGCCGAGATGGATAAGGAGGGCGGCACCTGGACATGGGCGTGGCGGCCGGCTTGGATGTGGCTGCTGGCTTTCCTGTGGACCTATGCGCTTGTGCTTCGGCCGCTGGTGAATGCCGCCGTGGGCGCGGCGATCGAAGCCGTAGACGTGTCCATGCTGATGACCCTGACCGGTGCTTATCTGGCGCTCTATATGGGCGGGCATACGCTTAAGGACGGGCTGAAGAAGTGGACAGGAAGGTGA